CAGCGCGTCACGAAGGACGATCTGGTCTTCACGGCTCACGTCTTCCGTCTCAGACAGCAGCTTTTGACGTCGTTCCTCGGCGGTCATGTTCATGCGGGTCTCTGCGTTGCGGGCCTGCACTTCGCCCACCAAACGAAGGTAAATCTCTCCCGGCGTGTCTTTGTCGCCATACTTCTCACGGCGCTCTTTAACTAAATCATCAATGGCCTGTTGGTTTTTCCTGATTTGCTCCGCATAAGGGGAAGCTGCGTAAAACTCCTCAAGATCCTTCCAATGCTGTTCCAGAGTTTTCTTCCCCTCGCGTATTTCCTCCATGCTCTTCCGGACAAACTCCCGGCTCCCCGCGTCATGCTGCCAAAGTTCAAGATTTTGCCGAAGTCTCTTTAGAGTATCAGCGTAGTCAGCGTATTCCTGCTCAACCTGCTGCACCCCACCCCCCGTCTCAAAACCTTCAATATGCTGTATTGCGTGCTGGATTTCGTGAATGAGGGTACTTTTTGCGTTTCGCGTCACGTTATTTGTCACGAAGTCACGGCTTAGGATAATTTTCCCCGCCATTGGAGAATATCCACCCATCGCCTTGCCAATATCTCTAAATTCGACATCCATATTTTTCAACGCAGGATAAGCCTTATACAGCTCCGGCGCGTCGTAGATATCGCCCAACTTGAGCCTGTCGTGCTTTTCCACAAATTTTCTGTTATTGTCAAGAAGTTTCCTAAGTTCCGTGATCCGTTCTTTCTCTGCTTTAGTAAGGGTTTCTCCGTAAATGAAACGTTTCTCCAGCTTTTCAACTTCACGTTGGACAGCCTCGGGGAAAATTTTCATTTCCCCGTCCAACACCTCATAATTCCACTTGCCGTTCGTGCCCCTCTGCCATCCCGTAGCGAGCCAGACGGTCTTTGCGTCCTTCCCGGCTTCCTCCATCTGACGCGCTATGCCAAGGTTGTCAATTCTATGACCTGCGTCCGCCGCGTCCAGCCTCGCCGCGCCGCGCTCGCCGATTATCTGGTCATAGCTTTCCCCGCCGGTCTTGGCTTTCGCGGCCTGCTCGTCGAACCACGCGCCGATGTCATCAAGCGCTTTCTGCTCGTCCTCGTCCGTCATAGCTGCGTTGTCGGCTTCCACAGCTTCCTGAGTTTCAAGTTCGCTTATCTCGGCGCTTGTCTTTTTCATTTCCTCGCGCCGCGTAATTTCCTCAAGCGCCATGTCCCCAATACGCCGCTGTTCTGCAAGCTCGTCCGGCGTTGCAAGTATCCTGTCGAACACCGCCCGCATGTCGTCGGAAAGCTCAATCCCCAGCGCCTGTACGACGTCGTGATAGACCTCTATCATCCACTGGCGTATCCTGTCGAACACTCCCTGCAGCTTCTCCGTCGGCGCCTTGCCCTCGGAAAGATATGTCTCCCAGCTACGAGCGAAGTACTCATGCGCCACCCTGCGCTTGTCCGCGTCGTTCTCAAACTCATCCATAGTGACTCCGGCGTGTTCGAGAATTGTGTTGATGTCGTCCTTCAACTGTGCCGACGCGCCGTCGAGTTTTGCGATGTCGAACATGACGCGCAGTATGTGGTGCCCGAGCTCGTGGGGTCCCGTCGAGGCGTTGGCGGTCTTGAAGAACTGGATCATCGACGGAGTTTCCCATGCTTTGCCGGGCAGCCATGATGTTGTGGCATTGACGGTTTCGCCGGTTCGCTGTAAACTATTCTCAGAATTGCTTTGCTGGCGTGCGTAAATCTGGGGTGTTCCCTGACTTAGATTATCCTCAGAGGGTCCAGCCAGACCGGTGTCAGGGCCGGTGACGATGGGTTCGCTCCTCGTGTAAAGCAACTCTTTTTTATCCAGATAGTCATTCCGCACAATACCGGCATCATTGACGCGATAAATTCCCGGTTGCTCCTCAGATAAACTCACAACAGATTTAACGCTGTGTTTAGCGTCTCCGGGCGCTGAGAGAATTAGCGCGTTACCATCGCCGCGTCTGATTTCCGTATAGTTATTCAGAACATCCAACAAGAGAGATTGAGCGTTGTCATAATGGAAGCTGCGGATTTCTTCTCCGTGTCTCTCTTCCATGTGTTGAACCGCTCCGGCGTTAGCCTGAATTTCTCCGGCGGGAAACTCCGCTACGGCCTGTTCGATCCTGCCCAGTGCCTTTGACCCGTCCGGCGTAACCAACATATCGGACTTTGCCGCTTCCTCAATCGTCTTGCCACTTTCGGTTCTCAATTCCGCCGGGTCAAACGGCAGTCTCAGACCGTTGTAAAGCCCCTGCCCTTCCGCCGTATGCCCATTCTGATAATACGTCTCGGTTTTCCGCGAGTTAAAACGCTTCGACGGCGGGACGATATTCCCGTCCGCATCACGTACAACGGCGTCCGTCAGCTTGCGGTTGTTCTTGGTGTTCTTGTAGGTGTAATTCTTCCCGTCGTCATAGCCCCACTCGTTGATAGAGTTAGCGTCCCACCACACCTTATCAATATCAACTCTCTGCGCGATAATGCGGTAGCCACCGGGGATACCTGCGCCCTCACTCTGGGCGTATTCCCTTGACGGAGTAATCCAATCTCCGTTTCGGAAACTATCTTCCTTCACGCCCTTCGGGACAGCACGATACATCCATATCCTCGCTGGCCCCTTCCCTTCGGCTTTGTAGCGGTCATTTTTGTCAATAGCTTCTATTATCTTATAGAAAGAGGCATATTCATCCCCATAATGTTGGTAATATCTTGGAGTTGTCCAGTAATCAGCAGGGACAATATCGCTCTGCCTCGCGTCGGCCATTGTTACGCTTGTGTCCTCGTCGTGGCTGTTCGGGGCCCTGTGGTTCATGCGGTACTCGTCATCGGAGATATAGCCCATGTCGCGGGCACGCGCGTCAACAATCTTCTGTGCCGTCTCCATGTCCCCGGCCTCGACCGCCGCCATATAGCGCTTGTCCATGTCCGCAAGTGCGGCTTTCGGCATACTCTGCGCGTAGCTCTCCACCGCGTCCGCCGCGTCCAGCCTCGCCGCTCCACGCTCGCCGATTATCTGGTCATAGTTCTCCGCCCCGCGCAGGTCATTAAAAGACTTCTCGAAGCCCTGCACCACGATATTGGCCATGTCTTCAAGCGTAACGTCAGCGTCGGGGTTTCTTTCCTTCATGTTGATAGCGAACGCGGTAAGCAAATCGGAATTAGCGCTTGCCTGTTCTTCGTCCATTCCGCCGTCTTCAATGAACCGCTGTTTCAACCCGTTGCGGATATTCTCCGCCTCTTCCGTGCGGAACAGCGGGCTTTTGTTCGCTTCCTTGATAATAGCCTCCTGAGCCTCGCGTTCTTTCGCGGCTCGTTCCTCCGGCGTAGCGTTCTCCCATTCCTTTATAGCTTCGGATAGCGCTGTCTTTTCCGCTTTATCCTGTCTGTTCTGCTGTATGGTGGTGACGGTATTTGCCGCCAGACCGGGAAGCGCGATCAGAGCCATCGTCGGGAGTGCTTCTTCCCCCTCCTGAGCAAGTTCCTTTACAGCTTCCTCCATGCTGATATGCTCAAAAGGCCGACCGCTCATCAGCTTTGCAGCCTCGCCGCCTATTATTGTTACGGCTTTCTGCGCTATTTCCTCCGCCGTCTCGCTTGTGACGTTCCCGGCGTATTCCTTACCCAGCCGGATAAACTGACTGGCAATATTGGGATTCGACAATAATCCCTTCATAGTCTTTCCGTCGCCAAGCAGTTTCCCGATAGGTTTCAGCGCGTCGGAAATCTGCGCCTGCTCAATCACGGCATTAGCAAGTCCTACCGTCAGAGCCGCCACCTGCGCGGCGTGGAAATCCATAGGCTTGCCGTCCTTGTCCTTCATATCAAGGTACTCCAACATGGCGCTTCCGCCCTCAGTCTCGAACATTTCAAGTGCGCTTCCAAAGGCGTATCCCATGCCATAAGCTCCCGGGATGGTCAATCCGGCTCCGACTGTGGACAATCCACCCGTAAAGGGGATCCCCGCAAGGCCAGCAACCGTCGCCGCTATTGTCCCGTATGTACTTCCTTTAACTGCTGTGCGCCGCATAAGGTCAAGGAACCCGCCGACTCCCTCGGCTCCTTTATTCAGGAACGACTGACGCAGTGGCGCAGCGTACTGTTCAAGCTCCTTGTCAATCGCGGCAATCTGTTCACGAATTTCGGGCGTATAGGGCGTTATCCCATACATAACGTCCCGCATTATTTTGTTCTTCTTATCTGCCAGATCGCTTGCGTAAAACCCTCTCACGCCGCTTTCCCATATGCCCTCTTCTACCTTTATTCCGCGTTCTTTCAGGTTGTTGGTAAGTTTTTCGTAAAGCTCCTTGTCATTTATCAGCATGGACGGTGGCATGTCATAAAACTCCGCCACTGACATTCTGTTGCGAACCTCATTCTCATCCAGCCCCGACGCCTTGACGTAAGAGCCGATATTCCGCCGCAGTTCCACGGCCATAGCCTTTTTCATGCCCTCCGGCGTGCGTCCCAGCGCCGCGTTGACCGTAGCTGCGTCATGGTACAAAAGCGCGTACTTTTCCCGTTTCATCAGCGCGTTGGATATTTCATCGTCCGCATAGCCGTAACTCCGCGCTCTTTCTATACTGGTGGAGAATTTAGGATAATACAGCGTCAACAAATCCACACGATTATCGCTCAGCAGTTGTTTATATCCGGCCTCCATCCTGTCTTGAAGTCCGGATACCGGCATAGAGTCAGATGTATTCTGGTGTGGTCTATCTGTTATGTCAACAAGCGGCATTAAAACATTCCCCCAATTTGAAAATCACGACCCGGGGCACCGAAAAGGCACTCCTCTACTGTCGGCTTCCTATCCCCGCTCACCGGGGGCTGTGCCGCCTGTGGCGTTTGTGGCACTTGTTGCTGCGGCTGCTCTGTTTTCGTTTCTTGCGGCTTCAACCCCAAAATCTCATAGAATTTCGCGGGGTCAACTCTCTTCCCGTCAATCTTGGTCTCGATGTGCAGATGCGGCCCGGAACTGTGCCCCGTGCTGCCAACCTTGGCCAGCACAGTACCGGCGGTCACTGCATCACCGTTCTTGACTGCTATACTGTCGTCCTTAAAGTGGCACATGAATATGTCAAATTTATGCCCGCTGGCCTTGCCCTTTAAATGTAGCTTGTTCCCGCTCCTGGCGTCCTTGCCAACGCCGCTTACCTTCATTTCAACGCCTTCAAGCTGTGCCGGAACCGTCACGGGCGTACCGGCTGGCTTGGCTAAATCCTGCCCGCCATGTGGCTTTGAGCGCCCACCAGTGGCAAGGTATTCTCCGTTCTTAACGGTTGTCCCGCCGCCGCCGACAAAGTCTTGCCCGACGTGGCCGGTGTTCCCCGTCAATGACGGCGTTCCATTTCTCTTCTCCGGCAAATCCAGATTATCCATTACGAAGCGTGGCTCATATTCCGGGGTGTTTGCGATACGGGTGTCTATCGGCCCGATCAGCTCGTTATACCGTTCCCCAAACTTCGTTGTGCCGCCGTTCATCCAAAGCAAATACCAATCCCCGGCCTGTTCAAGATTTCTCCCGCTGACCTCAACGCCTTTCACCATCGCGTCTTTCATGGCGCTCAGAACGTCTTTTCGGTATGTGCTGCTGTTCGGGTCAAGCTGCGTGACCGCTTCGTTAAAATACGCCACAGCAGCACTCGTCACCCCTGGTTGTCCTTTTTTATTATTAAAAAGCTGGCTGAGATTGGCTCTCAAATCTCCCCGCACGTTGCTCACAAATTCCTTTTGTTCCTTTTCCAATTTCTTACGCACTCCAAGAAATTCATCTGCCTCATGCCGGGTAATCCGCATATTGCTCAGCGCAGATTTGACTTCGCCTTTAAACTCCTCGTCTGTGACATCGCTGCTGAGCGCTATGTCTTTAAGGTGGTACATCATAGCCTCGTGTTCCGCTTTCGTGGGGCCGTCCGGCATGTTCCGCATTACCAGCTCGTCCTGCTTCCAAGACTCCATAGAGTTCCAGCCAGGAATATCTCTCGCAAGCCGTTTTCTCGTCCCCGCCGCCGTGGCCTGAGTGGTTATCATGTTCTCCAACTGCCAGCCGTGAGATGGATCCAACTTCCCACTGTCCACGTCCAGCGCTATCTGCTCAGCCGTCGGGAACACCCCATTCACCATTCCAGCTACGTAGTTGTCATAGTTCCCCTTCTGCGCCTTGCGCAGTGCCGTCTCTTCGGCTCCCTCGATTATCTTCCGTTCGTTCACGCGCGACTTGACCGCGCTTAAAATCTTTTCTTCCTCTTCCCCCGCGTAATGTTCGCGCACGTACTTGTACAGCGCTTCCTCGTCTCCCTGCGGGTAATCCAGAATAAGCCTATCCGCGATTCCCTGTATCTTGTATATCTCAGCCGCTTTCTTGACTGTCTCCTCGGCCTTTGCCGCCACCGCTCCCGTGAAGCTGTCCCTGTGTCCCTCGAACCACGCTTTGGCCTCCATTGGGTTTTGCTGAAGCATAATTGTCAACCGCGTCATGGCCGCCCTGTTATCCAGCTCCGCCAGCGCCGCGTTCCTCGCTTCCGGCCCCATGCCTCGCGTCTTTAGCTCTATAGCCTCAGCCAGCCCAAGCTTTATCTGCTCCACCGCCGCGTCGTCGGCGTAGTTCGCCGCGATGCCGTCAAGTCCATTCTGTATGGCGGCGTCGGCCTCCGCGTCACGGTACTTCTTTATCTGCCCTGCCTCGAACCTGCTGTTGGCATAGCGCATCTGCTCCCGGTGCTGCCCGGCCATTCTCATGAAGTTCTGTTTTGCCCTCGCTCCCGGGGCCTTCTTCGCGTACTCGTTGGCCTTGCCTTCGAGCCATGTATCCGCGTCCTTCGTGGCGTTCCACGCGCCGAACCCAACGCGTGTGTTGTACAGCCCCTTGTCCGGGTGCTCGTGATACTCCGCGCTCTCGCGCTTGAAGGCGTTGAACAGTTCCAGCGTCCTCGCGTCCTCCATGTCCTGAGCGATAGCCGAAATCCTGTTCCCCATGTCGTGCACTGCTGCGCCAACGCCTGCGCCGTATGCTTCGGCCCCGCCCGGCGCGTTCACTCTTGCCCCCGGCATGGGGCTTATTCCGACCTGCCGCTCATACACCGGAACTCGCATGTTCTCACCTTCTGTATTTGTGCTATAATTTATTACACATGAGGTAGACCTCCCTTTTTCGATACCGTAATTATCGAAGCCAAAGGGAGTTCTTTTTTTATCCCCTGAAATCTGCTAAAATAAGTCCACTGCTCCAACGTATGCTTTGAGGAACCGTAGCATTACAGGCGGCGTTGAAATCTTCGCCGGGGTAACGCCCGGTGTTGGCCCGTCATTACGGGGCGGGCATCTCCTTGTTAAGGGAGGTCTACCTCATGTTACGTTGGCTCAAAAGCCACTGTTTCAGCTTTACGCTGAGAGTGGGCCGCTGGTTCATCGTCATATGGCGTGATAAGCGGTAAGCAGGAGGGACGCGGGTACGGGGCTTATGCTTCGGCCCGCGTTCCGTTTTACCACACTCTCCCAGGCTTTATTCTGTAATGGACATACCACGGATCAAGATTTTCCTTTGTCGCGGTCAGTGGGGATTTAACAGCGCTCCCAGCTCCCCACTGGTTATATGCTGCCGTACCAAGCTGTGTCCCTGCGCCGATAATGCTCCCGAACAGCGCGTTGCGCCCGGAGGCACGCGCCGCGCTTGCCTCGTTCCTGTAGTTCTGCGCCTGCGTCTGGTATCCCCACCGCTCCCTCGCGGCGTTGAACCGTATCGCCGCCGCGTCGCGTTCCTGTTCGCTTATGCTCGCGTTCCGCAAATCCAGCATACTCCCCGCGTCAGCGTCTATGCCGCTTGCCGCAGCCTGTGCCCTTGCATTGCCTCGCTGTATGGCCATTTGCCGCCTGAGCCTCAGTTCTTCCTCCCCGCCGCGCTCTATCGCGTCATGCCCCTGCGCCTCAGCTATCTTCGCGTTCTGTTCGGCTGCGGCAGCCTGAGCCTTGGCCGCGTTGTCCGCCGCCACGCCCTGCATGATGGTCCCGGCGGCCCCTATCGCCGCCGCCAGCATCGTACACACCTCAATCACCTCTTTTCCACCAGAACCGATGGAACATCTCTCCGTTCACTCCGACCGGCTCCGCATCGTCAATGTGGAACCCCAGCCAACGGAGCCACCGTATGGAGAGTTCGTTCCGCGCGTCCACCCAGTTCTCCAGCTGTTCATACCGCGTTTTCATGCCGTCAACGATGCCACGCGACAGCCGGTAGAACGTCACGGGGTGCTTTGCCACTTCGTCCGTCCCCACCAGCCATGGGCGCCCCAGCTCCGCGTTCACTGGTCCTGCCCCGAACACTGCCTCCGTCCTCCCGTCCGCTTCGGCGGCCCAGCCCGGATCGGCACAGGCTATGGAGTGCGACACAGCGATTTTCGCGCTTATCCCTGTCATGGCGCGTATCTCGTCAATATCCGCCTGCCGCAGCCTTGGGATAATGCCAGCGTGCCTCGGCTCCAGCGGCACGATTTTTATATCCATGTCAGCCACCAATAGCCACCATTGGAATAATTGCCGCCACGGTCAATGGCCCATCGGATGTCCTTATCTGGATAGATGCGTCGTTCGCAAACCCGCTGTCCATCTGCACCTCCGCGTCGGTCAGCGTGCCCGTGTAATCCCACGTTATTTTCCTGCGCCGTTGCTCCCAGTTGGAGCTTCGCGTGCCCCAATCCGCCGGGGCTGCCCATGCCTCCTCCGACTTTATGGCGGACACTGTCAGGCGTGGTATCAGCTTCTTTGCCGGAAACGCGCTGCCATTCTGCCCGTCAATCGTTATCCTGAGCGTCTGCATGATGCTTTCATATCCTGTTCCGATGTCGGTGAATATCTCACTCGCTCTTTCCGTCATTTCCAAAAGCACGTACTGAGAACTCCGTATCGCAACGCCCCACAGCTCAGTGTATCCGTTGCCCGGCACACATGCGAAGGACTGGAATTTCCCATTACCAGCCATTCTCTGTCTTGCCCATCCTATAGTCTCATGTTCCGGGTTATATGTGCATGTCGCCGCCGTGCCGTCGGACAGCGCGAACCACAACAGACTGTCCGGCACCTGCTGCCACGCAAAGTCCATTATTTCGGCTCCATCGAACAGGTGGCTGCTAAGGATTGAAATCTCGCTGCCCGTGTACCCATCCGCGCTCAGGTCATACCCCATCGAGTACACCTTCGTCCCGTGCGTCTGGACGAAGATGACGCGCCCGTTCACCAGCAACGGCTGTATTGCCTTGCTGCCTATGTTGCTCTGCTGATGCGCAACAATGGCCTTTGGGGAAATCGCTCCTGCATCGCCTGCGCCGCTGATTTTCCACTCTCCAGCGTTCGTGAAGGCCAGCAGGTCTCCGGCTGCGACCATGCTGTGTATTCCGTCAGAGGTTCGCGCCGTGAGGGTTATCGTTATGGCGTCATCGTCGGCCAATGGGTCGGACGTGGAGAAATTTTTATAGTCCCCGACACGGCTCATCCAGATTGTCTGAGGCTGCATTATTGAGCCCGCCAGTACAAGCCTGTCCTGGTAGAACGCCACTGCCGCTGGATAGCTGCCAGCACCACGTCCCCATGCCGACAGCCACCAGCCGAGTATCTTATCATCGCTGCCCGGCAGTTCAGCAGCTTCGTCCTCCGATCTTACCCACTTAGCATATGCGTTGCTGCCGTTGAGCAAATTAGTTATCCTGAACGTAAGTGATTTGACAAACCCTGCGGCCGAGATGGAGACGACCATGCTTTCACCTTCGGTGGACCCGCCGGTTCTATATAGCTCCACGCGGTAGAACACGTTCTCCTCTGTCTCTGTGACGGTGAAGTCGATCTGCCCTTCCTGTTGGGTATTCCCACGAACAAACTCCCTAACCGTCATCCAGTTGCCGTTGCGGCCGAGCTTGCGTTCAATCAGAATCTTCCCTTCCCACCATTTATCTGCGCCGTTCGTGGCGGTGCAGACGTTGAATGAGCTTCTAACCTCAAACACGTCACTCTGTATCCAGTAATTTTCATTACTTGCCCCAACGGTCAGCGTCTGGGTATTCCCAGCTATCGCGTACTCTAACTTTATCATGGAGCCTATCATTTCCGAGGTAAATGTCCCGTCAACGGTGCTTACAATCCGCACCGTCATATCGCTGCCTAAAACTGGGACAATGCGATCTATCTCCGCGCCTTCCTTCACCTCGTCGCCGGGTATCCACGGGCCGCCGTCGAACTCGAAGGGCTTAAGCGTCCAGTTCGTGAGGCTGTTTCTTGTGAGTATCTGAAGCGGGTAATTCCTGTGCGCCAGTATCATTACATTCCCGCTCTGCGCGTATCTGAGGCCGTTCACGTCCTTCAGTGCGTAGGGCGTTGCTGTGTCCGCCTGAGCCGTGCCGTTGAGCCATATCCAAACGTGCTTGTCCCCGAACTCCAGCATTGCGCTGTCCGTGGCGTTATAGACAAAGGGTATCAGCTTGCGTGTTCCGCCCAGGTCCCCCAGCTTCCTGAACCCCGGGCGCCGTGTCACACCGCCCTCCGGCAGCACTATCATGTTCTCCAGCTTGGCCAGCGCTGTAGCGTACCTTGCCAAGTCCGTCCTCGCGTGGAGCAGGGGCGTTATCTCCCCGCTCGCGAAGCTCGGCTGAGACAACCGGATGCTCATGAATACCCACACTCCCCGTCAAACTCGCTTCTTAGCCCGCTGTAATCCAGCCAGTGATTTGACCTGACCTGCAGCCCGGACGGAGAGCGTATCGCCCCATTCATATATGCCTGTTGGATTATTGCCTGTGACTTCTGCTCCAGCGCTGCTGCGATGTCGGCCCGTCCGGTCACGGCCATCTCAACTTCCGAGGCAAGGGCCGCGCAGAACGCGTCGGTGAACTCTGGGCTCCACTTTGCCGTGTCCGTTATCCGCGCCGTGTAGCGTATCTCTATCGGGTCATGGTTGCACAGCAGTTTGTCCGTTATCTCGAAGTGTGCCAGTACCTTATCGCGGTAAATCACGTTGAGCGTTTTCAGGCATCCGGACGGTAGAGCGTAGGCGTATTTCCACCCCGTCACGCTTGCGGTGAGTTTTGCCGGGGCCGCTGTCTTCCTCGCGAACACCCACGGGTGCAGGCTCAGCAGCCTGTCCCGCACGGAGTCGAACGCGCGTTTGCAGGCTGCTGTCTCCTCCTGCTGCCTGATGTTGAGCAGTCCCGCATAATCCGCGCCTCCCTCCTGAGCAACAGCGCTTGTGGACGCGGGCAACCTCTGCCCGCGTATCAGCCCTATCGCCCTGTTGCACAGTTCGTCTTTAAGCGGTATCCGGGTCTCAGGTTGAATGGCTCCAATCTGCCATGCTCTTTGGATTGAGAGCTGCGCCCTCTGCTCCATGAGCTGTATCGCGTTGGGGTCCCCCATCACCGCCGCCGCTATCTCTGAGGCCAGCGCGGCACAGAAAGCGTCCTCAAAAGCTGGCGCCCATTTATTTGTGTTCGTCACCTTCGCTGTGTACCTGATGGAGACTGAGGCGGCGTTACACAGCAGCTTCCCCGCCGCCTCCTCCCATTCCACGGGTTCCCCGTTCGAGAGCACAGCCAGCACCGAGAGGCAGTCCCCCGGCAGGCTGTATGCCTTGCTCCATCCCGCTTCGGTCCCCGTGGAAGTCAGCGACGCTGTATTTCTTGCGAACGTCCACGGCCATAGCTGAAGCAGCCTGTCCCGCACGAACTCGAAATGCCTTGCGCACGTCACGGCCTCATCCTGAGCGTGGGCGTTCGCCAGTCCGTCGTAGTCCAGTGCCTCCAGCATGGACTTCTCGTTTGCGGAGAGCGTCAGCCGCTTGCCCCTCACAAACCCGATAGCTCGCTCGCATAGTAAAAATACAGACATCGTTATCCCCCCTCTTCAACGAAGCATACGGCGATTTAGATTACCTTTCCGGCGCGTCAATCACAAATCCCGCCTCAACTCCCGTGCAGGCGATGGGGCTTTCCGTGGTCAGCTTCAGCCGGACATATCGCTGCAGCCCCATAACAGGTATGGGAGCTACCAGCACTACCCCCTCCGCCATGTCAGCCTTCTTCAGCGGCGTGGGCAGAGACAGCGGTATCTCGACGCTGCCCGTGTAGTCCTCCTCCGCGCACGTCTCCAGCGAGAAGGATATTGCGGGGTCCCCCGTGGCCGTAGTGTCCTTCGTGAACGCTATCGCTACGCTTCCCCTGCGTCCCTTCCCCTGTCCAGGAGCGCCAAGGTCGATGACGCGTCCCAGCGTCCCCGTCTCGATGTTCGTTCTGTTAGTCCCGTCGTTCTCAACAAACATTAGTTCCTTGTCAAATATCATTTATGCCACCGCCTTTTCAGCCTGACTCTGAGCGTCGTTCTTCTTGATTGGTATCCCGGAGAAGCTCAGTACGCGCCTGTCGCTCTCCACGTCCACATACCCCAACGCGAGGTTTGCCTTCTCGAAGGCCGCTATCTCCAGTATTGTGAATATCTCCGGATCGGCGTACATAACGACGCGCCCGCGTTCAACGTGATAAATCTTATTCTTCGTCTCGATGAGCTTGTTAAACAACTGCTGACGCGCAGCCCTTGCCGTATCAGCGTCTCCCGTCCTACCGAGCAGCGCGTCACGGTCGATGTTGCACAGACGGGCTATGAACCTCTCGTCCCTCACTTTGAAGCCCACCATCCAGGAGTAATCGGTGACATGCGCTCTGAACATTTTTCCATCCCTGTCAGGCACAAGTTCGTTCTCCTTTGACAGGACGGACAAGCCCGCCTTGCTGTTCTTGGGATAAATCCCCGTCACCTCATTGGTATCCCATTTGACGATGTAGACAGAGGCGAGGTTGCTCCCCGTGCCGCCCATGTCCACCACCTGGGGATTGCTTATTTTGCCAAGCCGCGGGGCAAGCCCGCGAATTCCATCAGGGTCTGTACCGTAGAACAGGCTGGTCACTACGTCCTCGTCCATCACCTCAATATGCGGCTTGGACTCCTGCAGCAGGTACTGCTCCGCGCTTGGCGCGAGGTCGAGCTCTCTCATGTCCACTATGGAACGGCTCACGATCTCCACGCATGTGTCCGTCACGGCCTCCTTTTTGCTCACCGTGGCGTCGAAGCCCTGGTTGATTTTGCGTATCATCGCCTTGGGCATGGCAGTCCGCTTGAAATGCACATCCCCGGTCAGCAGGTTCCCCGCTGTCCATGGAATGTCGTCCAGTAGGGCGTTTTCCTGTGCCAGCAGCTCGGCCACGTTCGCTATTGCGCTGTCACCGGGCATCAGGCTGCTCTTCAAATCCATTAGGGTCATGTATTCTCCCAACATACTTAGTCACCTTTCCTTGCATGATATTCTTTCAGGGAGTCCCTGAATATTGCCTCGGCGGGGCTAATCTTCTTGCCACCGTTCTCGCCATTCCCGCCGCCTCTGTCCTCTCCGGCCAGTTTCCCGGCGCGGTAGAACATCCTCACGATTTCCGGGTGCGTGTTCAGGTTGTAACGCTGCATCAGCTCCACCGCTGCCTGTGTCGCAACCCGCTTACAGCCCCGGTCGATGACGGCCTGAGCCGCATCCCACTTCTGGCCTCCGTACTCCTCATCGGCCTGGCACTGCTTCATCCAGTCCTCTTTCTCGCGTTTCATGCCGGCCTCGAACTGCTTAGCGCGTTCCGTATCCGCCGCCTGCATGGCCGCGAGCATCTTCCCCTGCTGCGCCGAGTACATACTGACGAGCTTCTCCGCCAGCTCCTTCCGGCTTAGCTTCCCGTCATTAACTATGTCCAGGAAACTCTTGCCCAGCTCCTCGTCATAGCTGAACCCCTCCGGCACAGCTATGTCCTCTTTCGTGAGCGGCTTGACTTCCTCTCCCTGCTCAGCCTCTCCCTGTGTATCCGAGGCTGCGGGCTGAGGAGTGCTGCCGCCTTCCGCCTCATCGCTCTCATTGAACAGCGCAGGCGTAATAGGCTTCCCCGCCTCATCCTGCTGTGTAGATGGGGGCTGATTATTACCATCCTTCACAGGTTCCGGGGCTGCCTGGGGCGCTGGCTCATTCTGCACTGCTGTACTCGTCTCTGCCGGCATCATCATTCTCCTTTCCGTAGGTTTCCACAAATTCGGCATAGGCCAATTCACACGACCCCACGCCAAGCGCGTCGGCCTCTTTCAGCTTGTTCGCGATTTGGAGGGCCAGATCGCGTCTCCCTGCCTGATATGCCGCTGCCTCTGCTCCTGGCCAGCCGGTTGGTGTGTTCAGGCCGCCCCAACAAAAAATGCCCCCAAGCACGCGCCTCCCGGCTTCGCTTGAGAGCATTTCGTGGTAATCCGAGATAATCTGCTTTTGCATCAGCTTGTTCACATCATTTCACCCTCCTGCTGACCACCCATCATGCCAGCTGCCGCCTCCAGCACGTTACCGCCGCCCGGCATGGGCGTCTCTGACATGGTCTGAGCGGCCCCGGCCAGTTGCGGCGCGGCCTGTGCCGCAGCCTGAGCCTCGGCCATAAGCTGCTGCTGCTGTGCCGCCGCCTGTTCGCGTTCCTCGCGTTCGGCCCGCTTCTGTTCGGCCTTGTCATCTCCAAGCACGATACCGGCAGGCAGCGCGTACATGTCAGCCATCTGGTCCACTATCTCGTCGCAGTTCAGCTTATCCAGAATCGACGCAGGCTGCTGAGCGCTCAGCTGCAGCTCCGCAAGCTGCGCCACGGTCTGCATGACCATCTGTATTCCGGCCTGTGCCGCCTGCTTCTGCACGCTGGCCAAAACGGACACGTACTCAATCTTGAAATCCTGTCCCTGTATCTCCTCCGGTGGAGGCTCGAACTTCCCGGCACGCTCCATAATGCCAAATATGCGGCCAATAAGCGGGTCCAGCATCTCGCTCATCTGCCGCTCAATTAATGGCCCCAGCATGTACATCTTCTCGGCCTCGCGGGCTTCAATCTCCGTGGCCGTCCTACCCTGCCTCTGGTCCGTCGTCCACATGCGGAAGAAGTTCACATAGAACGTCTCCTCGATGTGCTGTGTCAGCTCCAGGCGTTTTGCCGCCGCGCTCTGGTGGTCGAAGTCCACAGCGCAGAGCGGAGTAATAGGCGGTGTCCCATTCCCGATGGGAGTGTAGATAGTCATGCCGCCCGGAACGTTTTTCAGCTCGCCTTGCAAGAGGTTGTCCGGCACGAGCATTGGGGGGACCACCTTGCGTTTAATCGCGCTCCGCTCGTCCAGCTCGAGGTCCTGGATCGTCCTCGCGTCGTCCAGCGCTACGTCCCCCGGCTGCTCACGCCCGTAGATGTCATCTCCGATGACGCGCCACCTCGGGACCATGACCGGCATTTCGTGGTATCCCTTCCGCTCCAAGAACTCCGGCTCGCTGAAGCCCGTGAGCCACCACAGAGAACGATAGCGGAATGTCCCCTCCGGTCCGTCCGTCCGCATGAACTCGTCCGACGGCTCCACGAGGTTGCGCAGCTCATATCTCTGATTTTCGCTGTTGCTTTCTTTCAGCGTGGCACGTATCTGTTGCGGCAGCTTTTCCTCGCCGAACTCTGCCGCCAGCTGTCGCGCCGTCCGGCTGAACGTCCGCCCGAAGCGGCACACCTTGTTTTTCTCGTTTACGCCGATGCAGTAGCTCCCAACAGTGAGGCTCTGCGTTCGGAACACGTCCTCGTCGTCCTCCTCCACCCACAGCGCCCCGGTCCCGAAGATGCCCTGTTCCTTGTACACGTCAAACAGCTGGTCGTAGAGGTTCGTTCGTATCATTTGCGCCTGCATGACGCGCTGCACTTCGGACAGCCACGCTTTTACGTTCTCCAGCTCTGCCAGCCTGGTATCGTACAGCGTCAGCGTGAACCACGGCCTTGAGGGGGACGTGAGTCCGCTCTTTATGCCTGCCGCGAAGTCGTCAGGGATCTGCCGCGCCCTGCTGTTCCGCCTGAGAAGTCCTTTCTTGGGTTTCTCGTACATGCTGAACCGGCCGCGGTTGGGGGCGAACTGCTCTCTAAGCTCCTTCCACCACGCTTCGTATTCCCGCCGGTCCTCCAGCATGGCGTCGAAGCGTTTATCCGCATTCTGCCTCAATTTTAGGGTATCAATCTCATATCACCTGCCCTATGACCCTAATTTTGTTTTCCCCGTCGTGGCTTCCGTGCCCTGCATGGCCCCGCTCATGGTCGAGGCTCGGCTCAACGCAAGCCGTCGCCGTCTAATGTCATTTTCCCGTGCCGCTATCGTGTTCTCGGTGGAGTTCATTTCTACGGCCTTCACCGGAGCCTGCACCGGCGTTGTGCTTATTTGGGGACTTGATACACACATGATTTCACCACTCTCCTGTGTCTATGTCTATGATTTGTCTTATCTGTCTGTTCTGCCTCACAGGAGCCGCGAATGTCAGCGCCAAAGCATCAGCCAGGTCAGGTGAACGCAGCCCGCGTTCTTTCATCTTCTCCTTCGGCTCAAGCACCTTGCGCCCGCTCGCGTCGAAGCTGTACGTCGGCGCGGCCAGCTCGCCTTTTAGCTCGCTGTCGTTTGGTATCGCCCCGCCGTTCTCCAGCCACTCGCGCGTCCTGTCCCACATCTCCGTGCGCTTGTTGGCCCATCGCGTCGGGTCCACCGCCCGCGCACCAAAGTTAACCTCCATGACGTTGAACCCCATCTGCCGAAGACGGTCAATTACGCCCTCGCCGCGTCCGCTGTCGATGAACACCGCGTCGGGTTTGAACCGCTCTATCTCGTCCGCCACGATGCCCGCGAATGTCATGTTGTCCAGGTGTTCTATCACTCGTATTCCCTGGCACCACAGCCCCTCGCGTCTGCATATAGCGCTCCGGTCGTCGCCGAACCGTGCCACGTCAACCCCGATTATTCTTGGCGCTCCTCTTACGTCCGCCTCGGTCAGCTCCCGCGCCGCAGCCCGGCTCACCATGTCGATAGTGATCAGCACATTGTCAACGCTGGCGCTGAAGTCACAAAGAAACTCCTGCCGGTACTGGTTATCACTCATGACGGCCTGCGCGTCGTTCAGCTCATCCTCGCTGATGACGCCGGTTTCGTCAGCGCGGTATATCGCACTGCCCCATCCTGCTGTGTTCTGCCCGAGCGTGAACAGCTCGTAGAACAGGTTCATGCCCTTTGGTGTGCCAATGAAGCACGCCCAGCCGTGACGGTCGCTCAAAGCCGGACGGACTATCTCGCCCCAAACTTCCGGCTTCATGTCCGCAACCTCGTCGAGTACCACGCCGTCGAAGTACAGGCCACGCATTGCGTCGGCGTTGTCTGCCCCGAACAGGCGTATCCTCGCGCCGTTGGGGAAATCTATGACAAGCTCTCCCTCGTTCACGCTCCGGCCCGGCACAGGCGCGGTAAACATCTTCAGGTAGTCCCACGCGATTGATTTTGCCTGGTTTCGGTACGGCGCGACATAACCGTAACGGCCTGTCCCGCTCGCGTCCATCAGCGCTTTTTTGATTAGCTGGTTGATTGTGCAGACTGTCTTGCCAAGCCTTCGGTGCGCCACTATCACGGAGAACCTGTTGCCGTCCATCAGCTTGTGTATCTCCGGCTGCGGATGACGCGGCTTGTAGGGTATCTCTATTACTCCTGCCATTTGAACGTCACCGCCTCCTGCTGTTTGACCTCGACGCGCTCCAGATAAACGCCGTCCATCTTGTTCAGCACGTCGATAGACTTGATGCGATCTCTCTCCGCTGTATCCGGATTACTCGCAATCGCGGAAAGCGTTTCCATCCGTTTCTCTCGGTCCATGATGAGTGGGGTATCCCGTTTTTTCTCCCGTTCCTCTATAGCCCTTGCAACCTCAACATTCTTCAACAACCTCTGCCCTTGTGAGTAGGCAGTTTTCTTGCTATAACCCGCCTTAATTGCGGCCTCCGTGGCGTTCCCGTCATAGTGGACCACAAAGGCCCGCCGCATTGCCGACAACCCCACGGCCACACCTCCTTTGCGCGGGCATAAAAAAAGAGGCGGCCTCTCCCCCGAGAAAGGCCAACCTCAACTATTCCATGGTATTAGTATAGCACGGGTTTTCGTTCAAAGTGTGCAACCCTTTTGCACACTCTATCGGCATTTCTGCGTATTTGATAACAAGCTTCACAAGCCGTTCCCGCATGTAATAGAGTGTCCGCCTTGATACGCCAAGCCTCGCCGCAATCTCTGCCTTCGGCATCTTCGCGAAGTAGTACATCCGCGCCACCTTCGCCAGGTCCTTTAGCGGCGTCCCGTCCAGAACGAACGGGGCGTCGAGCGCCTCCATCAGGTTTTTAATCGGCTCCGTCATGCGCTCCAGCCGCTCAATTCTGGCCTCCAGCATTATCAACTCCAGCCCCCGCACCGCCACGGGATTGCTTGGCTCGCCGTGATGGTCGATGGGTTCATACCCCTGCGCCCTCACAGACGAGGAGAGATACAGATCCGCCAGCTTATCCCGCAGCTTGTCCAGTTTCTCGCTGTTTAGCGGGTAATCATAAAGACACCGCTCCGCGTACCTGAACTCGGTCATAGCGCCGCCACCTCCACGCATGTCTTTGTCTCCTCGCCCTTCACGCGCTCGGCGGTGAGCCGCTTTATCTGGCAGTCGTCCTTGATTATCCGCGCCATCGTGAGGGTGTCCAACAGTGCCTTTAGCCGGTTGTCGATGTCCCAGCGCCGCCGGTCCTTCGTGATGAACACCAGCTTCACCGCCACGTCGTCCGTGATAGTTTCGTGCCGCCATATCGCGGCCAGAGTCGCCGCCGTTCTCTCCTGCCATCGTCGCGTTGCCGGAGTTTTCGTCCTCGGCCTCCCACCCCATGAGCGATAAATGTGATTTACCGTCGGGGGCAGACCGGGGATCGCGAAGCTGAGGAGCGGAGCGCTCATGCCGTGGCCCCCAGCGCCGGAAGTTCGCGTACCGGGAAGCACTTCCCCGCTGCTGTGTCATAAACCTTTAGCGTAAAGACGCCCTCCAGCACGGCGGGGACATCTGCCCACGTGATGTGCTGCTTCACTCCGGCCTGATACAGCGTCGTGAAGTCCTTTTTCAGCCACCCGTCCCCGTTCACGATGCCCCGCGCTACGCTTTCCCACCCGCGCATTTTGGGGATAACCCAATGTATCACGGGATCGGCAAAACGAACACTTCTTTCACCGCCGGTTTTCTGTGCCGCGGCGTCCACTTCTGCCCATGCCAGCGCTGCGCGTTCGTCGATGTCGCCCTCGATCCCCTTGAAAATGCCGGCCAGTGTCGGGAAGTCCCCGTTCCCACGTACACAGCAATTCATTACCGCCTCCGATACGGCGTGAAGCGGGTATTGTCCCAACGCCGCGAACATCACGGTTGTTGCAAGCTCGATGTCTTTCCCGTACGTGTTCGTAACCTGTGCGACTGACTTCATAAGCTCACGAAACTTTGGCCAATCCTGCTTGTCCATGTTGTTGCACCTCCTCGCTCTCGCTGCTCCCTATCTTCTGCCTCATGCGTGCTACGGCCTCTTCCCACGTCTGCGCCGGTGGTTCCTGCTCCCGCTTCGGGCTGTCGCGCCCTCGTGCTTCTTGCCGTCTGTCGTAACGCCCTTCAAGAATCTTGACCAGATTGTTCTCGTTCAAGACCCAGTCGAAGCTTAGCCATCGCGCCTTTTCTTTTGCGCTGTTCACCAGGAACTCCGCGCCCTCGATCCGAACCATGAGTCCCCGCCACCATTCCAGCGTGTGCCGCTCCGGGCTTTCGTTCAGGCGTGCTTGAAATGCCCGTTGTCGTGCCGGTGTTCCCTTCATGACCGTGGGGAATCCAAGCGGGGCTAATTTGGCATTCCAGATTTCCGCCACTTGTCCAAGCGATACATGGTCAGCCGCCGCCGCTTTCACCTCTTCTTCTTGTTCTATGGGTTTGTTATATAGGTTTGTTATATTAGTTTGTTCGTGTCTCACTGTGAGACTACCCCTGTCTCTCTGTGAGACTACCCCTGTCTCACAGTGAGACACCCCCTGTCTCACTGTGAGACTACATAGTCTCTCTGTGAGACTACCCCCCTGCCTATTGGGGAAGAGTGAGTATTCCGTATTGCCGTGAGGATTGTCTCCTTGGGTACGAACGATATACCCCATTTTCTCCAGCTTTTGTAACGTCCGGCAAATCGTAGCTTTGCTGCAGTGCGCCGCCTGCTGCAAGCCTGTCAGACTTGGGAAGCACGTCCCCGGCTTAGACCGGACCGGCTTCCCATCGTCCAGCTCCCATTGCGCGAAACGGCATAGGGCAGCCCAGACGGCGATGTCCGTCCCGGTCAACTCTGGCGCGTCTATGTCTGGTACTATCGCGTATCCGGCCACCCTGCGCACCACCTTCTAAAACGGAATATCCGCCGTCTCGCCCGCGGCGGGGCCATCCGCGAACGTGTAGTTTCCGCGTGGGTCGTTCGCCGCTGGCTCGTCCTTCGTCCATCCGCCGCCCGGCTGGCGTGTCCACGTGCTGCCGTCGTCCTTGCGGTACGTCTCCGCCGGTGCGCTGTTGCTGTTGCTATAGCCGCCGTTCCTGTCCTTCGGCTCGAAGCAGGATAGGAAGATGCTGTCGCTATCCTGCTTCCGGGCTATCCCGGCAGGATTGAATGTCGCCTTCATCGTGATGTACGGCGAGCCGCCGTTCTTGCTTTCCCACATCGCGCCTACTGTCTCGTAGCAGCTTTTCCGCTCTCCGTCCTTCATGTACTCGCCGGTTTTTGCTTTCAAGTCATATATCTTCGCCATGTCCATATCTCCTTATTGGTTAATATAGGTTAATGCCTTTAATCCCCCCGCTGTTATGCGGGGCTGTTTGTCTGGTCGGCGACCATATCGTTGGCGTCACCGATATGTTCCCCAGTCTTTTCAACGGTTCCCATCATTTTGCCGGAGTCGGCAAAATGGTCCTGTTCAGCCATATCAACGGTTTCCGCTTCTATCGGTTCATCGAAGCTCGTCGTACTCTGCGATAGCTCGGCCTCGCGCCGGGACACGTCGGCCTCCAGTGCCGCAAGGTCGTCCGCTGTCCACGCTTTTGAGGGTTTCCCCCCCGTGACTTTGAGCATGGCGTTCTGCGCGTGCTGCGGCTGTTCCCCGCAGACGGCCATGTATCGCTTGTATAGCTGCCCCTTCTGAGACTGTACGGCGTGCTGTGCCTCCTGTGCCTGCCGCTGAGCCTCGTACCGCTCCTGACGTGCCTTTAGCTCCTCATCATCCAGCTCCTCCTGGGTGACAAGGCCGGAGATTGAAAATGCGCGTTTGAGGGCCATTGTCTCGGCTACCTTGAGTATCATGGCGTGCTTATACTGCCGCCACGTCCCATTGCCCTTGTTATAATCTACCCACGGTGCCCAGCAGTATATAGGCTCCCTGTCGTCGCGTTTTGCTATCGCGTAGGCTCCGATGGGGTTCCCCCTGCTGCCGTTCTCGTCGAAGCCATAGACGTGTTCGACGCTCCCATTCACGCGCCGGAAGTGGTCTTTTGAGTACACTACATCGCCGTCGATGCCCTTGAAGTGCGGGTTGCGGTTGGCTATCTTCAGATACCCGTCCCGCGATGTCATGATGATGGGCTTGTCACCGGCTTTGATAAACCATATGTCCCGTGCGAACGGGTCAAGCCCATATGTCCCGGACAAGTGCAGAAACATCTTCAGCTCTGCGGGCGATGCGCCCTCCGCCACCGTGCGCCGTATGGTATCTATCTCGTCCGGGTTCCACTGTATTGCCGGTGCTGCCGCTGTGTTGCTCTGCTCTATAGCCCTGTTCTCCATGATTACGCTACCTCCTTAATGTCGTACCTTACACTGGAACTGTTCTTTGTGAACGCGGCCACCATGTCGGGGTGTTCCTTCTTGAACGCTGTGGTGTCGAACCTGCTCGACGTGCTTTCCGTCAGCGTCAAGAGCAATGAGCCGCCCTTCACGCTCTTTATGCCCTTCCCCCGTATCTGTTGGTCGAGTACGGCTTTGGCCTCCTCTTCGAGTTCCTTCCCGGCCTTGCCCAATTCCCGGGCTTCCTTTAGCAACTCCATCGCGTTCACAATATCGGGGTCGTTGGTTTTCATGGTGTCTTCCCCGACGCTCGTGTCTTTCCTACGCGCTTGTGCCAGCTCGCATATACCGGAGTATCCGCAGTATCCGCAGCACCAGTTTTCCATTCTTTCGCCCGGGTCCGGGGCTTCCGCGGCTGCGAAGATACGCTCTGTTCGCTCGATGATGCCCCTTATGCGCTCATCGTCGATGTCGAACACATCAATGTGCATGGCGCTGTCGTTCTTGTTGATGCCCACCACAGCCAGCTTGTCTATTTTCTTGTCCCGGACAAATAGGCCGGCTGCGTACGCATGGAGTTGGTCGGCATATTGCGGCTTATCTTTCAGCGTGCCGTTACGCTTCCACCGAAGGAAAGCCCGCTCATTCATCGTCTTGATGTCGGCCAGAATGTTACCGCTCCCGTCGCGGGATATAAGGCAATCCGGGTGCCCAGCGATAATCCCGCCGTTGACTGCTATATGCAGTTCGAGAGCGGCGTTCTGAGAGCCGGGGTTATAGTCCACCTCCCAGCCGTCATATTGGAGGAAATCCACCGCCACGCTCTCAAGCGCTGTCCCGACGGCGAATATCCGCCGCGACTTCTCGCTCACATCTTCCGCATACCCGTTGACGCTGTACCAGAGATTGCGGTCACACGGGAACCCAACTTTTGACGCTCTCATGATTTTCATGTTATAATCTCCTTATCTTATTTTGTCCGTAGAAGTCGCCCCGCAAGGGGCATTATTTTTGCTCGTTAACGCGTGCTAAAAGCGCGTTCGCCTTTTCCTGCGTTGCCCGCGCCGCCTCGCGCTCTTTTTCGAACCCCGGCCCCAAGTCTTTTAGGCGCGTAAGCTCGTTTGAGACGTACGCTGCCAGCTCCGGGATAAGGGCCAGCATGTCAGGGACTACGGCAATAGCGCGAACATCCGCCTCGTTTCGGCTGCATACAATGGCAACAGTCTGGTCATACGACCCCACCTCGTAACATTTCCCGTTACGAAAGATTGTGTCCCACGGTCCCGGCGTTATGCTCATTCCGTTGTCTCCTCTCCGTCGATTTTGTTTAGTAGCGCGTCGATTTTCCCGCACAAAACGGACATGTCGTCGCAGGCATCCGGGTCTGACATATGCGTTATCAGCGCGTCATCCATCAACAGCCATGCTTGACTTAGCAAGGAATACATTTCCGGCGCGGCGGCTATTTTGTACCTCCTGTTCCATTTTTCCGTGCATATCTTTCGCGCCTGACGCATCGTGATAGCGTCGTATGCGTGGAACACGACGGCGCCGCCGCACCCTTCCGTCCGGCAGTACATTCCGCCGTATGCCTGTTTCCGCTGGTTCTTGTTTTCCATGTGGAAGCGGAACTCGATGTCGTTGCCGCCACAGTGGGGACAGGGGCTAAGACCTGTGCTCAACGCCATACCTCCTATTCCAAGCGGCGGCGGCTTCCTTTTCAGTATATTCGATGCCGCTACTTGCGCCGCAATCACACATCACAATATAGAGCCGGTCAGACAGCTCATGTACATGTGCCGTTCCGCCGCAGAACGGGCAAGGCTTCAGCTTTTTACTCATCTTCATGCTCCCTTCGCTGTGACCTTCACGCCGACAAGCTGCGCGTCGGTATAACTGGTTCGCCACCCGCCGATGGGATGTCGGAACAGGTGGTGTATTCCTGCCGTCTCCATGAAACGGAACGTCTCATGCTCTTCCCAATCGCATTCGTATTCGTCTATTCGGTTGCCGCCGTGCCGCTTTTGCCGTATCATGTACAGCTTCCCGGGTATGAAATCGCGCTTTATTGCCGCGTTGCTTGGTATTGGTGCGCTTCCGCCCTCTTGCGCGACGCGAATGTCGTACACAGACAGGCCCAGCGCTTCCGCAATGCGATTGATGGTCTTGTATTTCCCCTTGCCTACTCCACGCTCTATCCTGCCGATGGTTTCGTGCGTTACGTTGATACGCTTCCCCAAGGCTGCAAGGCTCAGTCCAAGTTCCTTCCGGCGTTGACGTACAATTTCCAACATGTTATAATCACCTCAACTTTTCAGTGAGCTTAAACGAGCTTTCAGTTAGCCCCGCGCGAACGGGGCTGCTTTTATTCTGGCCAATCGTCGTCATAGCCCCTGCCGTCCCAATCGTCGTCGCCGCACATGACACGGGCTTCGTATAGCTCCGGGTCCTCATACGCCGCCGCCCAATAGCCGTATGCGGCGCTTGTGTTCAGGTCGTTCAGCATTAGCCCCATTTCCTTTCAAGATACCTGTCGATGAACAGGACAAACTTCGTCCTGTCCGCAACCTTCATCTTCCGCCGCCCAAACATAAACCTCATGACGATACGCCACATTCTCATATCTCCCTCAGTTCTTTGATTGTGAAGTCCGGCCTGTACACCCTTAACGCAAAGTCCCCATCGGCGCAGATAGACGCGATAAGCTCTCGTATCTCCGGCCGCCTTGTGTTAATTTCAAACCGCCGCTTGCGCTTGAATAGCCGCTTCAGCGCCCGATATACCCTGTCCCACCAACCGCGAATACTCATTGATAACACCCTTCTTCCATACATTTCTTCCTGCCCAGAGAGTGGGCTTAGGGAAGTCTCCCCTCGCCCACATCCGCTGTATAGTTCTCGCGCTCCACGGGAATATCCCGACCCTCGCCTTATACCGCGTTGTCTCTGTCTGGGAGGAAAGCTGAGCAAGGCTGTAATATCCGATTGAGCTTTCCATGTTGTGCCTCACAGCGTCAGCGTCGGTATCCCGTATGTCGTGGCGAACTGCCGCTCCAACTGGCACCACGGAGAGTTGTTCCACCCCGGCCCCCAAACCACGAAGTCCGACAGCGCCAGCTTTGTCAGCGACAACGCAAGGCACTCACCGACCAGCAGCGCCCCCGTGCCGTCAAGGTACGGTTCCATCCATTTAGTGCCGACCTTGTACGTTTGGAAAATCTTTGCCTTTGCCTGTTCAAGCAAAGCCTCCTGTGCCGCGTAAATCTCAGAGCGTTTCTTACCCTCCGTCGGAGTAGATATGTACACCTTCTTCATACTATTTCCCCTCCCCCATAGTCTTGATGCCCGATATTCTCGGGCTGACATACATTGCTGATATGTCGTTGCTCACAACGCCCATGCCGGGGTTTTCCCGCATGATCATCCTTTCTTGTATCATCCACAGGAAAAACACGAAAGTTAAAACCATCACCACGAGAATGGCGATATTACCCCAAAAATCATCGCACTGCATTTACTGCCTCCTATTAAATTGTCAATTTACGTTCAAGCCATGGACTTACCAACTATTTGCCAAGTGCCTTCTTTGTCGCCTCGTTGAGATTGTCCAAGGCGCTGCCAAGTTTTGCGAATGCTTCTTTTGCCTTGTCTTTAATCTCCCCGTCAATATCCTTGCCCTCGCGGTCCTCCCTTACTTCTATTTCATAGACCGTATCTTCGTGGTCGAGCAGGGCTTCAAGGAATTTCAGCGCCATTTCCATATCTTCAGCCGTAAATCTGGCGTTGCCGTTGTTTTCGATGTCGCGATACCGTTCGCAAACGTACTTCGTCAACACATCTTCCAGTAGCTCTTTGTTCTCTTTCTTCAGCATTCCAATTCCTCCTCCTTCTTACGGCAATTACAGGATTTGCAACTGCATCTCCGGCATCCACAAGCCGCTGTCTCCTTCTCTGCCTCTTCAGCGCGTTCTTTCAGTTCCTCGTTTTCCATCTTGTTGCCTCCTAACCGAAAATCCAATGCGCGAGTGTTACCCCAAGCGCCGTTCCAACTATGACCGCGATAACGCCCCGCACAAACTTGCTTAAACTCATGCCGTTTCCTCCTTTACGTCGAAATCCAGCGCCCTTAATACCCACGGTTCCCAGAGCTTCAACAGCGCGTTCGCCGTATGTGCCCCGACGATGTGCCGCATGGCTATGAACCGTGCCGCCGGGTCATGCTTATCGCTGCTGATGAAATGCGCCACGGCAAGCAGCTCCTCCGGGATGTTCCTTTCGAAGTCATGCGCGTGGGATAGTGCCAGGCTCCATGGAGAATAGGTGTACTGGACGTTCCCATGTCCCCAAAACCGCAACTTGATTGACGCGCTGCTGTCGCCGGGCTGCTTGAGAATGAACACGCCGTTGTCCGCCCGGGTACGCGCCCGTTCCAATATCTGCCGCAAACTTATTCCCATTGCCTATACCCCCTGCTCTAATTGCCTATACTCGCCCTGTACAGCAGAAATGCCATAACACTTGCGAGCCATGCCAGCGGCTCTTTCCAGATGATGTACACCTGCGCCGCAACGAATACCGCACCTGCCATAAATGGGACCATTCGCTTGCCTTATGCCGCGCCCTCTGCGTTCAACCAGAGCGCTATCCTTTTCTTCCCGGCCTCGGTGAAGAACAACTGACTGCACTCATGCGCCGAGTATGGGCTTTTGGACATCTTCCACACGGCGTACTGGTTGCGCGAACCCTCTTCCGGCCTTATGTTTAGTGCACGCGCCAACTTGTGAACGTCCCTGTTCGATATGCACAGCTCGTCGCCGATGTCCTTTGCGCTGTACAGCCGCTCCATCTCGTCAGGCAGTATCTCGGGATGATTGTTCCCGGTTGTCAGCCTCGTGACCTCATGGATCAGTACCCGCTTGCTGTCATCCGTTATGGGATATTCCGGCCGTTCAATCATTCTCTGGAGCAGCCGCGCCCTCTGAGCGTTCAACCGTCCTTCAGCCAGTTCAAGATGCTTTGCCTTGTCCGGGCGAATGGAGTACCCGCCGGTCTTGCGGATAGCGGGAAGAACGTCATGCGTTACCCAACGCTGAAATGCTTTTGCCTCCGGCTTGTTGCTCCTCATGATGAGCTTGTAAAGCCCCGGTTCGTTGATGATGTTGACCGTGCTGTGTCCGCCATTTGACGGAGTAGAAATTTCCGACGCTCCTCTCTCATCATCATCAAGTACTTTAGCGATAGCATCTCTGTGGTTCTGAATATCCAGAATGCTGCAAACATCCTTCGCTACAAACCACGGCTCGCCGTCTTTCTCAATAACCCTGACTTCACGCTGCTCAAAGTTAAAAACCTGTAATTCCTTACTCATTTCAGCTCCTCCTTATGCCGTGGCCGTTTCCAGCCACTTTTCCTGCTGAGCCCATGCGTCGTCAAACACTGCACAGAACTCTTCCCATAACGTCTTTTTGGCCGTTTCCTTGTCCATGCCCGCCGTTTTGAGATTGGTGCTGACTGCCAGCCTGTCCTTGGAAACTATCAAAACCTTTTGTTCAGGC